TAGATGTTTGATTAATCATTGCTGGTTCTGGTAACGGCGCTCATGTCGATAACTTAATTACAATTGCTGAAAATAGAAAAGACGCTGTTGTATTTGCAAGTCCAGAAAGAGCAGATGTAGTAAACATATCAAACTCTGAAACACAAAAAGATAATGTTCTAGATTTTTATTCTTCTAGAGGTTCATCATCTTATGCTGTGTTTGATAGTGGATACAAATATATGTATGACAAATATAGTGATGTTTATAGATTCGTTCCTTTGAACGGAGATATGGCTGGTCTATCTGCAAGAACAGACTTAGTAGCAGATTCTTGGTTCTCACCTGCTGGATTCAACAGAGGGAATGTAAGAGGTGTTGTTAAACTTGCGTTTAATCCATCTAAATCACAAAGAGATGAGTTATACATGAAACGAGTTAATCCTGTTTGTACTTTCCCAGGACAAGGAACTGTTCTGTTTGGAGATAAAACAGCATTATCATCACCAAGTGCTTTTGATAGAATTAATGTAAGAAGATTATTCATTACATTAGAAAAAGCGATTTCAACTGCTTCTAAATTCCAACTCTTTGAGTTTAATGATGAATTTACAAGAGCTAACTTTAGAGCAATCGTTGAACCGTTCCTAAGAGAAGTACAAGGGCGTAGGGGTATTACAGACTTTTTAGTAGTTTGTGATAATACAAATAACACTGGCGATGTTGTTGATAGAAACGAATTTGTGGCAGAAATATTTGTCAAACCTAATCGTTCAATTAACTTCATAAAACTTCAGTTTGTTGCAACTAGAACAGGTGTAGCATTTGAAGAAGTCGCAGGATAAGGGAGATTTAAAAAATGGCAAGTATAACAGATTTTAAAGCGAAACTATCAGGCGGAGGCGCTAGACCTAATCAGTTTAAGGTAACAATGCCTTTTCCTGGTTACGCTCAAGTAGGTGGTGAAATAGAAGAACTAGCATTTTTATGTTCAGCAACAAGTTTACCTGATATGACTATCGGTAGTATATCTGTACCATTTCGTGGTAGAGATATTAAAATTGCTGGAGATAGAGTAATTGCTGACTGGTCAATTACTGTAATAAATGACACAGACTTTAAATTGAGAAATGCATTTGAAAGATGGCAAAATGGTATCAACAACATGTCTGATAACGAAGGATTAACAAATCCTGCTGATTATCAAGTAGACGCTTTTGTTGACCAACTTGACAGAAACGGTGCAACAATTAAAAGTTATACATTAAGAGGTGCTCATCCTGTAACAATAGCTGCTATATCATTAGGATATGGTACTAACAATGCAATTGAGGAATTTGATGTAACATTTAATTATCAGTACTTTGATACAAATACAACTACTTAATATTGGTATAAATATTATTAATATTAATAGAGGAAAATATTATGGCTGAACTATTTGGTTTTCAGATAACGAGAGTTAAAAAAACTGAAGACCCTAAACAATCGTTCACAACAGCCCAGGCGGATGACGGAACACAAACCGTCGCCGCCGGTGGTTACTTTGGTCAGTACCTTGACATGGAAGGTACTGCCAAATCTGAAGCAGACCTCATTCGTAGATATAGAGAAATTTCTTTACATCCTGAATGTGATATGGCTGTCGAAGATATAGTAAACGAAGCTGTTGTTGCAAATGAACTTAAAGAACCTGTAAGAGTAAACACAGAATTTTTACCTTATGGTAAAGATATTAGAAGAAAAATTGAAGAAGAATTTTCTGGTATCTTGAAACTCATGAATTTCAATACAAAAGGACATGACATCTTTAGAAGATGGTATGTTGATGGTCGTATATACTATCAAAAAATTATTGATAGAAAATCACCTATAACAGGTATTACAGAACTTAAATATATCGACCCTAGAAAAATTAAAAAGATTAGAGAAGTAAGAAAGAAAAGACCTGAAGGTGCAACAGGAAATCTAGATATTGTAGATGAATATGTAGAGTATTACTTATTTAACGAAAAGGGCGTATCGGGTACAACATCTGGCGGTGGAGTTAAAATCGCACCTGATACAATATCATTTTGCCCTAGTGGTCTAGTAGACCAACAAAAAAATATTGTTATGTCTTATTTACATAAGGCAATCAAACCTGTCAATCAGCTCAGAATGATAGAGGACGCTGTTGTAATATACAGAATTGCAAGGGCGCCAGAAAGAAGAATATTTAAAATAGATGTAGGTAACCTACCAAAAGTTAAAGCAGAACAATATCTAAGAGATGTTATGGCAAGATATCGTAACAAATTAGTATATGACGCTTCAACTGGTGAAATTAGAGATGATAGAAATTATATGTCTATGCTCGAAGATTTTTGGTTGCCGTCAAGAGAAGGTGGTAGAGGAACTGATATCTCAACATTACCAGGTGGACAAAACTTAGGTGAAATTGCTGATATCGAATATTTTCAAAAGAAACTGTATCGTTCATTGAATGTTCCTGTAAGTAGATTAGAATCTTCACAAGGGTTTAACTTAGGTCGTGCTAGTGAAATAACTAGAGATGAATTAAAATTTACTAAGTTTGTACAAAGATTAAGAAAGAAATTTACAGAGTTATTTAATGACTTGTTAAAGACACAGTTAATTTTGAAGAAAGTTATTTCTGAAGATGATTGGCATACAATTTCTCACAACTTACAATACGATTTCTTACAAGATGGTCATTTCGCTGAATTAAAACATGCTGAATTGATGAGAGATAGAATCGCATTAGTAAATGAAATGAGAGATATGGTAGGCAAATACTTTTCAGTAGAATACATGAGAAAGAATGTGCTTAAACAATCTGAATCAGAAATTCAAGAAATGGATAAACAAATCAAACAAGAAATTGATGATGGTATTATTTCATCTCCGTTTGCACAAGCAGACCAAGATGATGATACCCCAATTTAATAGGAGATAATTATGACAGAAGAAGTAAAAACTTTTATTGACCAACTTGCAACAGGTGATAATGCAAATGCTGGTGAAGCATTTAAAACTGCATTAAGAGCTAAGGTTGCTAGTGGACTAGACGCTAAAAGAAAAGATATGGCAGGACAAATGTTTAATACTGCTCAATCTATTCCTACAGAGGCAGAAACTTTTAGTGACCCTAAACCAGAAATTGCTGTACCAGGAACATTTGAACAAGATGGTTCTGTATCAACAGCAAAAGATGGTTCAGTAGATATAGATTTAACAACAGATGAAAACAAGTACTATATTTGAAGACTTTAATGTAGTCGATTCATCTGCTTATAAATCATTGTCGCCTAAAATGAAAAAGGCAGTCAATGAGTTTTATAAGATGTTAGATAATAGACATGATAATGGAAGTTATCAAGATGATAACTTTTGTGAAAATATAGAGGATTGTGTGAAGACAATTGTTTCTTCACATGATATAACAAAAGAAACATTGTTAGATTACATAGAATTAGAAGTAAGAGAACAATTAAAATTAGAGGTGTAAAGAAACTATGGCAGTAACAACTAAAATATTAGCAGATACTAAAACACATGCCAAAGTATTACTCACCTGGAACGCCGACGCCGCTACAACAGCTGCAGCCGTAGACGCTTCAGGATTGAGTGGACATACTAACGGCGCTAAACTTCACATTACAAACATTGTATATGGTGTAGGTTTAGGAGAATGTAAATTAGAATTTAAAGGTGCTTCAAGTGATATTGAGGCAATAAACTTATGTGGTTCAGGTCACTATTATGGCGCTGTAATTAAAAATACAGCAACTAATACAGGTGCAACTGGTGGAGACATTGAGGCAATTACAACTAATGCTTCATCTGGTTTTGCATTATTGACACTACAAAAACAAGACATGGGCGAAAATAGTTAATAGGAGTTAAATTATGGCAGATATAACATCAGTACAAACAATTGCTGATATAGCAGGTGTCAAACATGTTAGTAAAATGACTAACATATCAGATGGCACTGGTGAATCATTAGTTACGAAGATTGACGCTTCAAATACTAATGCAATGACTGAAGACGCTACTAAAGTATTGGCGAGGATATGGTATTCTATTAACACAACAAACAGCAACGCTGGTGTTGAGTTATTATGGGGAGGAACAACCAATTCAACAATGGTCATACTTAACGGTCAAGGTCATTGGGATTTAAGAACCTTTGGTGATGGCATTGTAAATAATGCTACAATACCAACCGGTGATGTATTATTAAACACTAGAAATTTTGTTTCTGGTGATAATTACACTATATTAATAGAATTTAGATAAAATTGTACATTAAAGGTACAACTTTGTATAAATAGTATATAACAAAAGAGAGAGTACACTAATGAAATTAATTTCAGAAGAAGTATCAACTGCCGAGTATCTTGTAGAAGAAGACAAGAACGGCAAGAAAGAGTACAAGATTAAAGGTGTTTTTTTACAGTCTAACATCAAGAATCGTAATGGGCGAGTATACCCTAAAGATATCTTAATGAAAGAAGTAACAAGATACAATAAAGAATTTATCAATAAAAATCGTGCATTTGGCGAGTTAGGACATCCTGACGGACCTACTGTCAATCTAGAAAGAGTTTCTCATATGATTAAGAAACTTTATCCAGATGGTGATAACTTTATTGGTGAAGCTAAAATCATGGACACGCCCTATGGTAAGATTGTAAAAGGTCTTATTGATGAGGGTGCTCAATTAGGAGTATCATCAAGGGGAATGGGTTCCATCATGCAAAGAAACGGCGCTAACTATGTGAAAGATGATTTCATGCTAGCTACTGCCGCTGACATTGTAGCAGACCCTTCGGCACCGGCCGCTTTCGTAGAAGGCATTATGGAAGGTAAAGAATGGGTATGGGACAACGGTCTCCTTGTCGAGAAAGACATTGAGGCGTGGAAGATGGAAGTGATTAATACGAAGAAAAGACAACTAGAAGAAAAAAAACTAGAAATCTTTGATTCGTTTATTAGAAAACTATAATATTATAAATATTACCTGAACTCTTAAAAAAGTTTAGAAATTTATATTGTTATAACAATTAATAAGAGGAGATTTTCAATGGCAGAATCAGAAAAAATAACTGACGCTATCGTAGAAGCTTCAGCGAATCCAAACGCTGACGCTCCTAAAAAGAATGCTGTTGCAGCTGAACCTAGTCATCTTTCAAATGACGCTGAAGATTTAGGCGCACCTGTTGTTAAACCAACAGACAGTAATTCTGCTGACGGTACGAAGAAAGTTAAACAAGTTTCTGACACAGTATCTAAAAGTGCTCAAGTAAGTGGTGAACCATCACACTTGAAAGCTGGATATAGTGAAGAAACTGATTCTGAAGATGAGGTTGTTGAATCTAAAGAGAAAGATATCAAAAAAGATGTTGAAGAAGAAGAAGTAACAAAAGAAGGAATGAAGAAAAAATCTTTAAAAGCTTCTCATTGTGAAGAAACTGATTCATTAGACATCAAATCTGATATTGACGCTTTAGTAGGAGACGCTGACCTATCTGAAGAATTTAAAACAAAGGCTGCTACAATCTTTGAAGCTGCAATTACTTCTAAAGTAAAAGCAGAACAAGAGAGATTACAGTCTGAATATGATACTAAATTTGAAGAAGAAATCTCAAAATCTAAATCTGAACTAACTGAAAAGGTTGATTCATACTTGAACTATGTGGTTCAAGAATGGATGAATGAAAACAAGTTAGCACTAGAAAGAGGAATCAAGGGCGAAATCGCTGAGGACTTCATCGGTGGACTCAAAAAATTATTTGAAGACCACTACATTGATGTGCCAGATGAGAAATATGATGTTCTTGAAGACCAAGCTAGTAAGATTGAAGAAATAGAGAAAAAACTTAACGAAGAAATAGAGAAAAATGTTGAAATGAATAAAGTTAATGGTTCTTACAAAAGACAAGAAATCATTGATGAAAATTCTAAAGACTTAGCTGATACAGCTAAAGAAAAATTCGACAGTCTCGTAGAAGGCGTTGAGTATTCTTCTGAAGAAGATTTTGCAAAAAAAGTAGAAACCATTAAGGAATCTTACTTTGGGCAAAAAGCTGAGAAGTCTGCTGATTCAGTAGACATAGATGATGTTGCGGTGGGCGATGAAACTTCTAACGAAGATTTATCGAATGCTATGGCTGCATATACCAACGCAATTAGTAAAACAAAAGATATTAAAATATCTAAGTAACTAAACAAAGGAGAGAAGAAGATATGTACTTATCGGAAACTTATGAAAAGAAATGGCAGCCAGTTTTAGACCATCCGGAACTTCCAGAAGTAAAGGATAGTTACAAGCGTGCCGTAACTTCGGTCATCTTAGAGAACCAAGAAAGGGCTCTTAAAGAAGACCAAGCGTTTCTTGCTGAAACACCAACTAACCAAACTGGTTCTGGTGTAAGTAATTGGGACCCAATCCTAATTTCTTTAGTAAGAAGAGCTATGCCAAATCTTATTGCTTATGATATCTGTGGCGTACAACCAATGACAGGTCCTACAGGACTTATCTTTGCTATGCGTTCTAGAT